CAGGAATAGAAGAACTTACATGTGGCCAGAAATCACCTTCTCTATTATTGAATGCTTGTCTAAGATCTGTATTGTAAGAACTCTCACAATAGAAGTTAGGAATACCATATGCAAACAAATAGAAGTAACCATTATAATATGTTCTATCAGGATTATCTTGTGCAGGATAACTAGGAGTTGATGTTGGTCCAGGTTCTTGACTATTAGGACAATCAAAGTTAGTAGCTTTGTATGAAATAATACTTGATAGGGTTCCTATACCACCACCCACTGTATAATCTGCAAGAATAGATCTAGCAGAGTGCCAGTATATTGGATAGGCTATATTACCAATTTCATCATAGAATATGTCGCTATCATCAGGAGCATTAACTCTATTGTCTATAAAGAATGGTAGTTTTGTCTTGAATGTAAATCTAGATATGAATGTATCTCCACCAAACACTACATCATTTCCTGATGTTGTTGGATTGATAGGTGATTGATATCCTGTATCCACTGTAGTGTATGTATATATTTGTCCCCATTGATTTGGAACTATATTCTTTAATGAAGCATAATAAGATACAACACTAATGTCTTGTTCTTTTGCAGGAGTTGCACATGCATTAGTTCCACCAATAGTAATTCTAGATTTCTCTGTAACAATAGGAACTCCTCCTACAATCATGCTAGGACTATTACTTGGTAATGGTAATGGTGGAACTGCTGTAGTACCATCTTCTCTAAAAAGTGATGTTCTTAAATAAACTGTTGATTCTCTTCTATAGTTATTGATAGGAGCACTTTTAATTTTATTATCAATTGGATCAAAGATTGTATCACCAACTGATTGAACACCAGGAATAAGATATCTGTATATATCAAGCATTCTTTGTTTGACACCTTGTACACCATTAACTGTAATGTTATTACCAATTCCTACATTATAATTATAATCAGCTATTGAATTATATGAATAAGCAAAGTTTCTTCTTGTAATACCATTAATGTAAATAGTTAAATAAGATTGATATACAGTGAACATTGCTGTTGCACTAAATCCATATCCTGAAGCTCCTACAAATTGTGAACTATTTAAAGCATCTATTTGAGCTTCTTTTGTAAGAAGTTTATATTTAGCATTACCTCTCACTTCAACAAAGTGACCAAGTCCTTTACCAAACATTACATTCTCAAGCTTTAATACATTACCTAAGAACGGTTGTCCAAACGATGTTTCAGGAGAATTAAATACTTGTCTATATGCTAGCTCTGGTTTAGTAGATATACCAGTTTGAGGAACTTCCACTGTACAATTAGGTACTCTAATTTCAGTACTAAGAACCATATAATCATTTCCATTATCTGATATATTAGTAGGACGAGTTCCTTCTAAACAATTTAAAAGATAAGTTCCTCCACCAAAAACTCCTCCAGGAACCCAAGTTCTTTGAAATCCTGCTACTGGATCTGTCCATCCAACATCATATCCAGCTTTTCCAGTTCCAATATCAGTAAAACCAACAGCAACATACCATATATCATAATTAGATGGTCCTACATTTACATTTGTTCCAAGAGTAGGTGTTTCATTTGCTCCTCGATTAGTATTCATTCTATTGAATGGTCCAGGTCCTTGCGGTATAGGTCTACTAATAGAACATAATATCTTTCTACCTAATGTAGTGTATTGTATTTTATCAAGTTTATTATTATTACAATTAGTATATTCAACCTCTGCATAAGTAGGAGTACCTGTTAGAGGTAGATTGAATTGTAATACATCAATGTTCCATGGTTTACATATATCAGTCCAAGCATTATTTGTTTCATTTAAGAATGGATCATTACCAACCACTTCATTGTATGGATAGTTTGGATAGTAATAGTATTGTCCTTCTCTTTCATAAGAGTTGACATTACGAAGAATCCCTTTAGCTACAATAGATTTATTTGTACCTCTATTACCTCTAATGATTTTAAATCCTGCTATCTCGCTTTTCTCATCATCAGTTAAATTAGAATTGTAGATGAGGTTTGATATCTGTCCTTTGTCTATTTTAAGACCAATAGGAAATACAGCATCGTTCCCCATCACCATTGATGTAGAACTTGCAAATATTTTTGATTCATTTACAGGAGAAACTAATACATCTGGAAACTTATGATGTCTAATTCTTTGACCTGCTAGATCTCCCCATAAATCTGCATTACAAGGATATTCTTCTATAGATTCCCAATAAGCCATTTGACCATATTGCCATGGTCCTTTATAACCAGGATCTGTAGAATATCCTGGAACAAATCCAGTTACAGATGCTGTGTTATATATTTTCCAATAAGGACTATAGTTTGTACCTGGTTCAGGGTAACCTATGAAGTCAGCACTTGTATCAGGAATGTTTGGTTGAGACCACTCATTCCAGTTCTGTGCTCTTCCAGGAATATGAAAACCATCTGTTTGTTTTCCATTTTTTAATAAGAATACAATCTCAAATGCATACACCTCATCACGTAGATACCCACGTAAGTTTGTAGCATTAAGTTCATCAGCATAGTTTTCACTAGCAGGTATTCTATATGTCTCCCATTCAACAGTTATTTGATTAGCTATTGATTGATAATTAAGTCTACTAATAGATGTAAGATTATCCCATACAAGTATGTCTTGTACAGATGTAAGATCTTGTGCTATTTCATAATAAGGAAACTTCTCAAATATATCATTGATAGATAATTGTATTGCAGTTTGATCACTTCCAGTGTATGTAACTTGATCTGTAGGTTCTTCTATAAAATATGTACCTACTAACTCAACAGCTGTACCATTATTAATTGTTTTAATTACAGCTAAGTTGTAGTATTGAAATTGTCCTGTAGTATCAAGATCTGATATATTTACAATAATAGATTTATTAACATTAGTATTGAAATTAACTGTTGTTAATTGCTCATCCATTATAGGAGTAGGATTTGTAACAGAGTAGTATGATGTATAACCATTACCTATAGCATCACAATATTGTATAGCAAATTGATAAGTTCCTGATATAAGTTCTCCTCCATTTCTTACTTCATGAATTTCAAGTTGAGGAATAGTAAAATTAGGTTGTATTTTAATTTGGTTACAATCTAATTGATCTGTATATATAGGATTACAAAGATCTGAACCAGGCTGTAGTAAATAAGGAATATCATTTATATCTAAATATCTTCTTGGATTAAATCCATCTGTCCAATATATTTCTATAGTACAATTAGTTATTTTATGTACTACTTTATGTATTGGATTATTTAAATTAAAATTTAAACATGGAGCATTAACTAATGTATGATAGATACAATCACCATTATCCATATATCCTATCTCTGAATCACCACTTATTGGATTATGAAGAAAGTATATATGTTTACTTTTTTCATTAATGAAATGAGTCCCAATCAATAAATAAGACTTTGGAAATGTAACACACAGATCATTACCTAGCTCATTCTGATAGTTAATTATGTTACCATCAAAATTTTCTATATTAGCATTTAAGGCATAGGTCAATGAACCCTGTTTAACTTGATTGATAGAACTATCTAAGTTTAATCCAGTAGTTGCACTATTTAAATTCGGAGTTATGTTACTCTTTGATTGTTCTTCAGCCATGAGTATTAATTATTACGTCTTCTACCATATCTATTAGTACGGTTAGGAAGTTCATACATATTAAATCTATTAAGATCATTTTTGATCCTTCTTTGTTTCTCCCAAGGAGTTTGTTTCTTCATTTCAATCTCAGCCATGATATAAGCTTCTTCATAAGCTTGTTTATGGTAAACTAACTTCTGTTGTAACTGATTGAAAGTTTCATCATTAGTTTGGTTAGTAAGAGTTTCAAATATCTTGAACTTAAGAAATGCTTCTACATATTCTCTAATACGATAGTTATCAGGAATCATTTGGTTTCCTATTTCATCATACTCTGTGGCATAAAACAATAAGTGTACTACACCATTTCTGAAATTGGTTACAAACTTATTATCTCTAATATCAAAGCTATCATAACTAGCAGCACCAGGAGTGAATTCATGAATAGGAGGAGCTTCTGCATAGAAGTCCCAAGCACTTGTATATTCCACTCCACAATTCTGTCTTGCAGATATGTTTCCAGGTCTAAGTAAATACTCATGAGTGTATTGTCTAGCTACACTATTATTTGTTTTATAAACAGCTTGAACTAGTTCTGGCATACATGTACCATCACATTGTGGAACTTGACAACCAGGTCTATTACAAGGAGTTCCTCCAATAGTTAATGGAGAAACTTGAATAGTGGTAGCTGAAGCAGCTTGAGAATAGAATGAGTTAGCTGTTTGATATGGATACCCTGCTACTGCTGTACACATCCAAGCCTCTCTTACAGCATAAAAGTTATCAGGAAGTCTAGCTTCAAAATCTTCTATGTAAAGAATCTCTTCGCTTATTACAAAGGTAGTTCTTCCTAACTTCTTAAGACACTTGTCTAAGTAGGTAGGAAATAAAAGATCATCCACTGCACCAGTATCAAAATAGCTTTTAAGCTCTTCTTTAACTGTTGAGTAGACAGGCTCTGGGGATACAAAATTATATTTATAGTAGTATGACATAGTTCATTATTTTTTCCATTCTTGGTAAATATTTTGGTACTTGTCGTTGGTCTTTAGATAATGTGATAATAATCGTGAAGTGAGTCTAGAAGGTTTGAAATACCAAAGGTCAGAATTTTTGAAACGTGCAGTTTGTTTAAACCACATCCAACCAAAGAAATAACCTTCTGTATGATAATTAAAGTTATATATAATTTTTCCTTTCTCCTTAGTCTTTTGCCAGTCGATCGGTAAGTTGACAAACTCTTTACCATCTACATTGTTTTTTAGTCTTCTTCTTTTCTTTTTATTGATTGAAAACTCTCCAAATCCAAAAGGTAGTTTTATTCTTTCACCTGTTTCTAATATGTATTCTTTAAAAGATTCATTGTAGGTATATAATATATTTCTCCATTCATCGTAAGTAAGTTTAATAGATGGATGTTTTTTGCAGAAATTATTATAACTTTCCTTACTGGAACTTCTCCAATCAATCTTTGTTCTCATTAATTAGTTGGTTTTGAATTTGGTGCTTGCCCATCTATTCCTTCTTGGCTTACATCTGTTTTCAAATTGAAATATGTAGAAAGGAGTTTTTTAGATGTTAGTTCTAATGTTTGTTGTTCTAGATATCCAGGAAGAGGAAACTCTTTATCTAATGGATTCATACATAACTGTTCATTTGTATAATCTGGTGTACCACATCCACATTCTGGATACATGATTTCATTTTCAACATCTTCTTCAAACAATGCTACAAATCTAATTGCTTTAAGTAAAGGATTGTTTACATATAGATATCCATTAGATATCCAATAGTATTCTTCTTTCTTAATTATAGGAAGCTTCAAAAGATTTATATATCTATTGATAGTTATTTCTTTTAACTTCTTTCCTACACCACTCATGGCATTAATAGAATACACCCCTTGTATTACATATTGGTAATTACCTTCTGATATACGTGGAAGTTTAAACTTAGTTCTAGCTATGCTACATTCATCTACATAATTGCAACATTCAGAAATAGATACCTCTACCATTTCCAAACAAGGAATTGTAGTGAACAATGTATCAGTTGCCCATAATTTTCTTAAATTGGTTTCTCTCTTTATAAGTAATAGAGCATTGTTTCTGATTTCAGAAGCAATAGCTCTATCTGTAATAAGACTATCTGTAGAAAGTATCTTGTGGACACTTCTAACATCTGATACTAATTTTCTTAATGTTGCCATAATTATATTCGAGTTTCAAACTCTGCTATTTTACCTAGATTACGATCATAGACTAAAGCAAGAGCTGCACGTACTGAGTGTACGAAGTTATTATCTAAGTGCCATCTATCTGTTCCAGACAAGCTAGGCATTTGTTGTATTCTTACTCCCTTAACCTCTTTAGCCATATAGTGATGTTTATCACCTGTATGTACCTCTCTATAAACAGCATCACCAAATTGGTGACTATATTTAGGATGTGTTGCAAATAATAATGGTAAGTCATCTAACTTACAATTACCATGATGCCATCCAATAAATGTATTTCCTAATGTCATTCCTTTAACAACTGAATGCTCTCTCATAAACTCTACATCAAGATCTTCTTTGAAATAAACATCTAATGCATGAGCTAAGTAAAAAGATTTAGTTCTGTCATGATTTCCTTGTACTAATACAACATGTACAGTGCTACAGTATTGTCTTAACATGTTAATTGTATCTACAAGAAGAGCAAATCCCATTTCATATTCTGAATGGTAATCCATTATAGTATCTTGTGGTGTACCCTGTGTAGTTTGGTTTTGATAGTTATCAGTATGAAAGAAATCATTTGATATAGGAAGTACTAAATTATTTATAAAGTAATTAGCTTCTACTTTCTTAATCAAAGACTGAGCCATATTAAAATATGTTAAAGCTCTGTTTGTTGGATCATTATCACCATCTACCACTCTTTTAGCTAAATGATAATCAGATATAGATATTTCTACATCTACGTACTCTCTACTATCGGTACGATCTGTTTTATTAATTGATATATTATTTGGTTTGTAGTTTTGTAAGAATTTAGAAAAGTCTTCAGGGGAATAATCTTTTGCTTCTTTCTTCTTTGAGAAGACTGAGGAAGTAAACTTCCCACTTGGTAACATCTTAGACCAGTAGTTTGTAATTACATACTTGTCTAAGTTTATCTTATGTAATTTAGCTAGTTCAATATCATCTTTAGGTTCATAGTCAGTAACTATTGTACTTTCCATTGTTCCTCTTTCTAGGTTCACTTTACGTTCTCCTGTGTAGTTTACTGTAGGTTCAGTATCTTTTTCTTTAAGTTCCCTCATGAGCTCATTGACCTCAAATTCACTTATTCCTAATTTCTCAGCATAGAATTTTTTACTTTTCTTTTGGGTTAACAACTCTTCTAATCGGTATAACAAGCTTTGATTTTCAGACATATGTACTCATATTAGTTAAAAAATATTGTAAAGATAAACAATTGTTTTTATATATTCCAAATAATTTTAGTTAGAGATAGAATTATTTATAACTAAATTAGTTATAAAACAAAAACTCCCCAAGAAAATCTTGAGGAGAAAACTTGTAAAACCAACAAAACAAGAATTTTTTTATTAAATTAAAATGGACAAGGTACTGCAATTATATTTACTAATACAGATCCTGTTGAATAAGCACTAGTTGCACAGAAGTTACCTGTCAAATTTGGTCCATAAGGGACAACAGATATAATACCTGTGTCACAATCAGTGATAACTATATCTCCCCCAGACTCTCCTGAATCATAAGAATAATAACTACACACTCCTGTACAAACTTCTCCTTGTGTTGTATCTGCTGGAAAGTTATCACTAACTAAAGGAGATTGAGCACATATTGTTACTGGAGGATCTATTGGTTCCACTGTAATAGTAAGTGTAGTTGATCCACCACATAGTATGTATTCTACTGTATGGATGTCACCAGGAGTTGGTTCTATTAGATATTCTGCACATGTAACAATACCTGTAGTTGTAGTGGTGGTTGTTGATGATGATGTACTGGTACTTGTACTAGTACTTGTACTGGTACTAGTTGAAGTACTGGTACTTGTTGATGTAGAACTACTTGTACTAGTTGTAGTGCTCGTAGGAGGAATTGTAGTGCTAGTAGTAGTAGTTGTACTAGTAGAAGTTGAAGTGCTACTAGATGTACTAGTTGTAGTTGATGTAGGAGGAATCAAATTGATTACTATATCAATATAATTTGTACATCTTCCTGTAGACTTCACTCTAATTATAGTTGTACCAAATGGAACAAGTATTGACGTATAACCAGCTTCTAAAGCTGTTGCAGATATACCTGTTTCAAATGGTGTTACATATCCATCTACATTTGAATAAAGATCAAAAGGACCAGCGTCCCCACCAGGTGGTATAATTAATGTTATTAATGCTATCATTTTATTATTTATTTATATTAAGGTAGAGTTGTTGTAGTAGTAGTTGTCGGTGCTATTGTAGTAGTAGTACTGGTAGTGCTAGATGTACTAGTAGTACTAGTTGTACAAATTCCTATAATACTCATAGATTCACTACTAACTGTTATAGCCAATGCACAAAGAGTGTATGTACAAGATGGACTAAAACATATATCACTAACTGTTTGTACAATTCCATTACAATCTATATACTCTGCTGTAAATGTAGTGGTATAAGGATCACTTTCAAATTCATAACAAGTGTTAGCTACAGTGGTAGAGGTAGTAGTAGTACTACTTGTGCTACTAGTTGAAGTGGTAAGACTATACAATGGTATATCAATATAATTAGTACAATCTCCTACTGATCTAACCCTAATTATTGTTGTATAATCAGGAACAAGTGCAGAAGGATATCCTGCAAGTAATGATGCTTTAGAAACACCTGTTTCAAATGCTGAGGTATATGCATCAAGATTTGAAAAAAGATTGAAAGGACCTGTGTCAGCCCCAGCTAATGTTAATGTTATTAATACTGTCATATTATTGGTTTTTAAATTAAACTGAACAAAGAGTGAATAAAGGATTAGTAACTCCATTATTGTTATCTGCTACTATTGATTGTGCACATATAGTTACCATAACTCCACCATCTGGAATAATCAATTCTTGAAAAACACCTGCACAATTTATATAATCAACTACATGATATGTTCCTGGATTAAATATTGGAGGATAAACCTCTACTGAATTACATAATGGAGGAGGAATAAAACTAGTAGTGGTTGTTGTTGTTGGAGGTAATGTAGTGCTTGTAGTAGTTGTAGATGTGCTAGTACTAGTTGATGTAGATGTTGATGTTGATGTGCTTGTAGATGTACTACTAGTAGTTGTAGTGGTAGGATCTGGTAATTGATTAGCTTCTCCAGTAAAGTTACATAATGGTAATTCATTTGCAGTTCCAGTAAAATCACAATTAGGACAACATATTTCTAACTGATTATATATATTTTCTATATCCTCTGTAATAATCATTACCTCCTCAGTAATATTTGTTACATCTTCTCTAATGATATTTATATCATCTGTAATATCACATATGATAGCATCAAACTTAGCAAGGATTGTATTTAAATTATCACATGTATTCACACCTGTACAAGGAAGTGGAGGGCCATCATATGTGACAGCACTCGTTCCTAGTATTGTTGTATTGTTTATTTGAGAGCAATTTGCCATTATATAATTTTACTTAATGTTTATAAAGGTGTACAATCTCCATTTACTGAGCAACTTGAATATAAAATAGTGTATGTGCTATCTATAGCAGGGAAGTATATAGGATTATCATTTTTATAATAAAACATTTGTATATTTCCTATTTCTGATGTCTTAATACAAAAACCACTAACTCCTGCAGTTGTATATGCAAAATCTGCATCTGATCCATCACATCCACTACTTTTTGGAGTAGTTATGTAAACTGTGTTATTAGCTTTTCCTGGTGCAGGTGTATTTCCTGTAGCATCATCTAAATCTATTTGAGATATATTAACATTCACACATGAACAAGCAAAAGGATAAACTGTTGTAGTAGAAGTAGTTGTACTAGTAGATGTGCTTGTAGAAGTACTAGTTGATGTACTGGTTGATGTAGAACTAGTACTAGTTGTGCTAGTAGAACTAGAACTAGTTGTTGTACTTGTAGAAATTCCAATACATGATCCACCAACGCAATCAGCTCCAATTGTAATTAATACTTCAGGACTAGCTGCTTCTCCACAACATCCACAATATTGACTAGTAGCACCTGGTAACATTAAACCAAATTGAGTCTCTCCAGCACAATCAATATATATAATCTGTTGAACACTATCACTTCCATTATAGAAAGTTAAACACTCACAAGGAATAGCTGTTGTTGTTGTAGTGGTTGTACTAGATGTACTAGATGTGCTAGTTGATGTTGTTGATGTAGTACTACTAGTTGGAGGAAGACAAGGACCATTTGGTATCACTATAATAGTTCCAGGAACAGTTAGAGGACTATCTGTTACAACACAAATGTTTGTATCTCCTGGATTTAATATAATAGCTTCTGGCTCTCCTGTATCACAATCAGTAATGATTATAGCTACTGCATCAACTCCTGTATTATTTAATGAAAAGTTTTCACAAGGATGTATTGTTGTTGTACTTGTTGTAGTAGAACTAGAACTTGTACTAGTAGTAGTTGTACAACATTCACCTAATATATTATATATATTAATAATATCACCATTGATAGTTATTATCTGTGTAGTGATATTAGTAATTTGAATATTTAATATATTAATCTGTGTTAATAGATTACATATAATCTCATCAATCTTTTGTAATATCACATTAAGTGTATCACATGGTTCAGCTGTCGTGCAACTTAATACAGGACCATCATAAACAATAGTGCTAGAAGCAGTTAAATGAGTACCACATGGATTGTTGTTACAACTACAATTACCAATTGTAGAACCACATCCACAAGGACTATTTATAACTACGTCTGTACAGCAAGGGTTAACAGGTAAAAAAGGATATGCCATCTTATTGATTTATTAAGGTCTGTATTGAATATAGTAACAACCTAATCCAGGTTGAAAGTTTTCATGTGATAATCCTCCTCCTTGTGATGCTATTGCTAGTGTTGTATTTGCTGTTAATGTAATATTCTCAGCAGTCACTGTAGTGTTTACAGGAATAGTTGCTCCAGTAGAACCAGTTCCACTTGCATCAATTTTACCACTTGTAAATGGTATTTGAGGAGATATAGTATGTGTGTGAGGGTTAGGAGATATAGCAGTGCTAGCTGTGCTACCAGGGTGAGCATGTGCAGGTAATTGTCCCACAGTTAATGTAACACCATTTGTACCTAACGGTACATTTAATACATAATTAGGATTACCAAGTGCTGGATCAACTTGAGGAGAATATGCACCACCACCAGGAACAGCTGTAACACCTACAGGAACTCTACCTCTTAAATCAGGAGTTCCATTTAATCCATTACATAAATATATTTTATCCCAAGTAAGTAGTCCTACTCCTGTACTAGAGAAGTTACTTAATGGTCCAAAATATAAAACCACTGAATAAGGAACCATTCTATTACTAACTAAACTATTAGAAGATGAATGTGTAGCTAAATAGTTAGCAATATAAGCATCTAACTCAGCACCATTACTTGAATAGTTTAAATTCAGATCAGCTGCAAGAGCTGCTAAATTAACTTCTATTTGACATAATTTATTTATTACAGCTTGTACAATAGCATGTGTATCTGAAGATGCTGTAACACCTGTCAAACATCCTATTGTATAATCAGCATTTAATGTAGCAAGTGTGGCATCAATAGCATCTACTTGTTCTTGAAGATCACAAGCAGCTTCTACAAGAGCTTTTGATATATCTACAATAGAAAGATCTTTACATGTAGGAAGATACTTTTGTACAAGTTCACATATCACTGTAGGTGCAAGATCAATCTTTACTCCTGTACCATCTAATGTAGATGTAAGGAATGTAATCAATGCTTGTTCTACAAATGATAATGAATCACCTGTTTGAATCCCTAGGACAGGAACATCTATTCCTGTATATTTAACACATCTGTCAGAGACAATCTCTGTACATCCGTTATAACAATTTGAGCAATTAGACATGTTTGTTTTATTTTAAGTTATTGTTTATATTATAAAGCTTCAAAGGTTGTATAGATTGTATTAAATCCACTTGGAGCCAATGTTATAGTTGTACTTGTTGAACTTGTTGTAGTTGTTGTGGTAATAGAATTTAATACAGCACATTCTGGAGCTTGTGATGCTCCATTTAAACTTTGACCTACAGTGTAAGAAAAAGTTAGAACTTCAGTATTTAAATTCAGACTAAATATTTGACCATTGTTATCACAAACATATAATGTTCCTGCATCTATATATAATCCCCAAGGATCAGTTATAGAAGAAATATTAATATCTACAAGTATTGCTCCTGTTGAATAATTATGTATAGTTATATACGTATTATTTGTTATATTATCTACGTAAGAACAAACTAATTCATTTGATGTAGTGTAGATTAAATCTCCTGAAATATCTCTATTTACAGGCATTGGGAATTTAACAGTTATTCCTGCAGTTGTAGTAGTTATATCAACTTCAACAATGTCAGTTCCTATTGAACTAACTAATGTTACATCATCAATTGCTGTCATACCTGAACCAAATAATCCAGAAGCTAGATTTATATTTCTATTGTATGTAGCTGCAAATGGACAAAAATTATCTATGTCATATTCAGATATATCTGTTTGAGTATATAACCATAGTTTGTTTGATGTATTTGCAACATCCCCAGTTACAGGAATAGGTCCTGTTATTTGTGATGTTAAATCAGTTGTTACACCATCTTTATATATAAACACCCCATTACCTCTACTAAATAAAGGAAGACATTCTGTTACACAGAAAGGTATTCCAGTAGTAGTAGTTGTTGTTGTAGAACTAGTTGATGTACTTGTACTGGTTGATGTACTAGTGGAACTAGAGCTTGTAGAAGTAGTACTACTACTAGTAGAACTAGTTGTGCTAGTTGTACAAGAATTTGTTTCTATCACTACAATATTTGGCGATACATTAAGAGGTATAAATGTCTGTATACAAACACTTGATGTTCCTTCTAATAATATTGTTTCTGGTTCTCCTGTATCACAATTACCAATTAAGAATGATTCTAAAGAAGTTGCAGTGTTATATAATATATATGATTTA